CTTTAGTGTATCCGCTACCGGCATTTGTGATCGTGATACCTGTGATGACGCCAGATGACACAGTTGCAACAGCTGTTGCTCCCGTTCCGTCACCATCAATCGTAACAGTTGGATTTGTTCCGTAAACCGTACCACCTGAAACTACTTTAATTCTGTGAATCGCACCAAGAGCAGCGTTTGTTTGGACGTCCCACTGAAGAGATCCGTCGTCGGAAGCAAGAGTTTGAACAGGAATATATGCAGAAGTCAGGAATTTGGCAGCTTGTGTACCTGACAGAGTGAACATATATTTCCAGATATAACCGTCACCGGTTTCAGCATTAACAGCAGTACTCGTACCAGTTGGCTTTACGGTAGACGCTCTCAGAGAAGGAGCAACACTGTCAGAACCAGCTTTAAGGCACTTATAAACGTTTAGTTCGTCTGTAACAACATAGAATTGGCGAGTAGACACCGCTTCAGCGGCGTCGTCATATTCTTGATAGATCGTACCAGATACCCAGTTATATCGAGGAATAACGTGCGATACATCTGACGCTGCAATTTTCTTTGCCGCAGTCATAGCCTCACGCGCTTTTCTTTCTTCTGCTGATGAATCATCTGGGATCGCGATTGTTGTGTCTGATCCTGGCCACTCTCTCGAACGACCAATAAAGAGATACGCGTTATCCGTATCCACTAATGATTTGTAAGCTGCGGCATTCTGCACACGCATGCTTTGGGTAATAATAGCTGCCATTTTAACTCAAGCTCCGTTAATGATATGTTTATTTATACTAGATTGTAGTGATAACAATTTCAGAAGGACTACTGATTTTAATTTTACCACCGCCAATAGCCTCGGCTAAAGTATAATTTTGATAAAGCGATAGAGGGTCGGAATTATAATATTTCTGCAAATCTACATGCTTCCATGTAGTACCAACAGAGTTTGACGACGATCCGACAATAACAAACTCTACCTTTAAGTATACTGCATACGCTTTTGCATCAACTACATCAACAAAGACTGGTACTTTATACTCATCTTTTGCGATTCTTCCCGGCTGCAACTTTTTCATTGCGGCATTGGCTGTTGGACCGGCTAATGCTTCACTGAAGATTGCTACTTGACCAAAAAATGCAAAACCAGACGGGTGCAAAAGCTTTTTAACTGAATCTCTCCAGTTACTGATTGTTTGACCTGTTTTAATAACGTATGAGAATGACTGATAGTATCTAGAATCCTGAATATATCTAGAAGAACTCAGATGGCCGTCTTCATTTCTCCAACGTTGGTTAGCCGCATCCCATTTACCATCAGAAGGTTTAAGGATTTCAGTGCGAGGAAATGCCAATTCAACCTTGTCATTAAACGCAAGGTTAAACAAAGCTTGATAAGAAGGAACAGATCCCTTTGACAAATAAATGTCAACAGCGTTTTTGTAAAGCTTTCTTTTATCAGAAGCAATGTTTTCCGGAATAGCTGCAGCAATTTCCCTTTGAATATATTCAAGAAACTCATCGGCCGCACGGTCGATATCACGGTAATCAGGCATATTGTTAATAATATGCCCTGGATTACCTTCGCTGTTGAGCCAAATCAAATACTCTTCTACAAATTCAACCAGGTCAGGTTGATCGTAGATAATATGATCTGGGAGAATCTTTCTTAATTCATAGTTCATATCGGTTATTCTTTATGTCTTGGTGTTGTGCTATAACCGATACCTGCAACCACACCGCCGGTCGCAATAGTATCAACTTGTGGAGTAACAGTAGTATTAGTCATATCAATTTCAAGAAGCTGATTCAATTTAGGTGCGATATCATTTGAATCAGGCATTGCGTTGATATGAATGTGCGGACCAACATAACCACCATCTGGGTTAAATGCTGAAAGCACAACTAGACCTTTCGCAGAATCAATATAACCTGCGTCGTTTACAACCACAACTTTTTCTTGGTTAGTGTTCAATCTATAAATTCTAATTTTATGGGAATCTGTAGTTGTTCCAGCCTGGTAGCTTTCCAAGTAACAAAGCTGACCATTAATATAAAAACCAGAAGAAGAGATAATAGATTCATTGCCAGATGTAATATAAAGAGGAGATGAAAAATACAACTCGTACTTTTGAGAAACGCCAATCGTAGGTTCGAATAGCTTTCTCATGTACACTCGAGCAGTTGAGTTAAGAATCGACGGGTCAGATGCGTCAACTCTACGCAAGAGGGCTGAGTGTCTGAACACACCATCAAATTTACGAAGCGCAAGTGTATTGTATTCTTCAATAACCGAAGTCACAAGAGCTTTAAGGTCACCAGATGTTCTTGTTGTCAAGTTAGGGTTATATTTAAAAAATACTTCTATATAGATGTAGGTATAAGAAGGGTCAACGATCTCAGGTGTGATCGAAACAATGTTTTTTGGTTTTAAGATACTATCGATAATGAATTGCTTTTCAACATCTGATAGTACAGTGCCAGTACGTGGTTTAATTGAGATATAAACTTTACCATATTCTGGTGGTTCACTTTCTTCACCACCCCAGGCAGCAACTGTCTCGGCGTTTGAATAGTTGTTTTTGATGATGGTTCTGTAATCATCTGCAGTAACAACTCGGTTCTGAGACAAGAATGATAGAGGAGCGTTAAATTTGATAGACTCAACATCTTCTGCTTCGGCACCACCTGAGGCAGAAGATACTGTTCGAACCGCAACGTTTGTGTTTCCTGAGATATTGCTTGATAGTGTAAACGAAGCCGCGCCGTTAGACGCTTCGCCATCTGTTACAAGATAGTTTGCTTCAATAACGTTTCCAGCTTCCAATCTCTTACCAAAAATATTATCGCCAAAATAAATTTCGTATTTTGAATCTAATCCTTCTTGTAGGAAATAGACTTCTGATGTGCCATCTACTTCTACAACGTTTTCAACCCTTGCATATGTTGAACGGTCAGAGGACGCTTGGTTCGATCTAACAGTAACTAGCAGAGTAGAGGTATCAACATTTGAATCCGGGATTTCGAATCGTTGTCTTGAATCAGTCGAATCAACCAAATATGTAAATGTTTTAAGCTTACCCTGTTTAATATTAACGTTTTCGAAAATATATCTTAGGTTGGAATCAGGAGTAATAGTAGATGTTTCTGTTACAACAAACGAATATGCTTTGTTATCAATCTTAGTGCTAAACGTGGTACCACGGTCAATGGTCAATGACGTAGGAAGACCCGAAGGCACAAGTACCTCAACGTCGATTGTTGCCGAAGCCGCTGACTTTGATCTAGGAACATAGCCAAGAGATTTGGCGTGAGATACAATGTTATTTCTAACTTGCGCAGTGTCGAGATACATCTCGTTTGCCAACATGTTAGAGTTGAATGAGTTATAAAAGGTGTTATATGCCAACACATCCAATAGAGTCGACATAGCAGAACCTTCAAAGTCATAGTCCTGAAATTTAGCCTGTGAAGACAAATAGGTTTTTAGATTAGATTTGATCTGGTCAAAATCTAGCTCTGATACCTGGAGTCTATTTTTAGAAGTTTCTGCCATTAGCGTATTCTCTCGATGTAAAAGTCAACCTCACCCGTATCAAGGGTAGCAACAATTTGAAATTCTATTTGCACACTATACCTGTTATTGTCACTATCATCAGCAACTTCAACATTAATTACATTCACTCTAGGCTCATAGTTTTGTAAAACCTGAGTAATTGCTTCCTGCAGATCCAATGCAGTAAATGGAGTTACTGGCTCAAATAAAAGGGCTCTAACACCAGAGCCCAAGTTTGGAGCAAAAGGACGTTCGCCCGGAGAAGTCATAATCAGATTTTTCACTGATTGCTTGACCGAGTTAATATCCCTTAACACTGTGATATCCCCAGTATTAGGGTGAGGATAGAAACCTAGAGAAAAATCAGAGTATAGAGAATCACGCTTTGTGATTCTCGGTCTGTTGACGTCTAGGTCTGATAGGTTCTGAGTACGTGGCATGTTAGTATTTATACCTTATTTTATGTGTATTGCATAACATTATGCACTTAGGCCCTATATTCCCAGTGCCATGGTTCCCACGACATACGCTGCCAGAAACCAAATCGGCCAGCGTTTCTTGTCAACCATTGGTAGACTGGGTTAGACGGACTTCTGTTATTATAGATCACGCCTTCGTCGACTGCAAGACCCCATCCATGGTTTGAATTGCCTGGAGGAGCAACCCATCTTCTTGCCGCTGCGGCACTTCCATATCTA